TTGCGTGTTTCTATGTACTCTAGGTGTGTAGAAGTGTTAGGGCATTTAATCTCAATTAACCCATCATCACCTACCAGACCGTCAGGGCTGCACCCAAAGTTTTGGATAGTCGGGTGGTCAACAAATGCCACTTGGTCAACAAAATTATAGCTAAACACCTCGTATGCTACCCTTGCTTGTGGCTCTGTTTCTACACCCCAGTTCATAGCAGAGTTAGTGTAAGAATCTGTTTTGTTACCAGTCAAGCGTTCAGCAATTAGGTCAGCACGTAGGTTCTTGCGTGACATTGATTCACCCGTTTTAACCGTTGCAAGCATGTCAGCAACACGAGAAGCTGTCAGCTTGCCTATTCTGAGGGCTTGCCATTCAGGTGTGCCTTGCTCAATCATTTGTCACCTCCAACAGTTCTGCCTTGCGTACATCTTTAGCTTTGCTGAGTTGTGCAAGCAGGTCTTTGTTATTGCCAAACAACGCATACGAAGCTGTGTAGTGTGCTTTTAGTTCATCTAGTGTCTTACTAGCCTGTATTGATTTAATCGCAATAGAGGCGTCTTGTGGTGCTTTACGGCTACCTGCATTGCCATCGTCATCCTCTGGCGCAATACCGCAAGACGCCATTAAGCTGTATCTACGGGCATACGTCAATGCAGAACCAAAACCTTGCGGGTCTTGCTTGCTTGCGGGTACAAATAGCTTGCCTGACGATAATGTTTCACCTGATTCATGGATAAACATTGTTTCAACGGTAACGCCACCTTGCGATTCGTGGTTAAGTTGCATCAATGCTATGCCGTGGTTATTTAAAGCGTCTATGACGGCTTCTACGCAAGCGGCAAGGTCAGCATACTTAGACTTAAAGTGTGGGTTAGTTGCTGATTTAAGTGCGGGGTTAAATTCTTTTTGTGCCTGTACGAAGGCTGTGCAGATTTGTTTCATAAGAGTCTCAAATAAAGTTAGCGGTAAGTAGGGTAAAAAGTGTAACAAATGCGACAACGTATGCAACTGGCGGAATGCGTTTGCTTGCTGTGTGCTCACGGGCATATTCGCCACCAATTGATTCTCTAAGTGTGCGACCTGTCCAGTTAGGGTGTGATAGGTCTGCAAAGTAACCGTAATTATGGTCTGATTTCATTTTTATAATCTCCTTGTGAAACTAAATATTAAAGTTAATACAACATAAAATACATAGGTGTTTACCCCTATTGCTAATCTCCACAAAAGCAAGGTATTGATTCGTCATCAAACAAACTTATTTGAGATTGGCTAAAATCGTGCAAAGATTGGTAATTAGGTCGGTCTTTGCTAAACGTGCCACCAATGCTTTTTTCCATTGATGCCCACCATAATGCTCGTTCTGGTTTTTGTTGAATTAAACTTTGTAATATTTTCCCTCCTTTCAGAAAGCATAAATCGCAATTAGACGCACCACTAGATTTAACTAGTTGCAAGTCAAAAGGTTGTAAATTCCAAAAATCCCAAACAATTTTTTCTGTTACTTGTTCTGTTGCTAATGGCGTTAATTTTTCATCTTTATTTAATCTCATTTTGGCAACACGTCTTGGTTCGTCAGCTCTAATTCCAACCATTGTTGGGTATTCAGTAATCCCAATTGATTTCATGTAACGGTCAATTGCCAAAACTTTTAATTCTGTTGTGCAAAATCTAGCCATTGGATTTGGAAGATATTGTTTCTTTTTAATTAAAGCTGCAAATGGCTCACCATTGCGACTAGCTGTTTCAAACGTAACAATTTTAAAGTTAGGCTTTTCTGGTTGGTATTCAAGCCAGACAATAGGAACATTCCAATTTTTTTCGCAGTCTTTAACAAACTGTAATGTTTCTTCTTCTTCTTTGCCTGTGTTAGCAAAACAAACAATTGCATCATTTGGTAATTTACCGTCATGCACTTGCAAAATACGCCAAAGCATATACCCAGAGGTTCTGCCACCACTAAAGCTGATAACGGTTGGTTCAATTATGTTAAATGGGCTTATCTTCAAAATTCAAACTCCTTTAATTCAAAACGATTAGACTTATTTTTTGACCAACCATGTACGATGACACGCCACCCTGAACGCAACATTTCAGGCAATGCCTCACTTTCCTCAATCTTCTTTATGCGTGATGACATATTGCTTTTGCTAGTGACTTGGACTGCTAAAGTTTCATTGTTTCCAATTGCAAGTATGTCAATACAACCAAACAGGTCATGCTTACGCTTGGTGAAATAGTTATAGTGTTCCACATTAGCTGTTTGGTAGCCAAGTTTGCGTAGGTGCGCTACTGTGCGTTGACTAGGTGTCATTTCTTCAGCATCGCTGTCAGCATGAAGTTGATTTGAGCCGACACACTCCTACACTCTTTATCAGCCAATTGTTTAATCATTGCTCGCATCTCTGGTGTCATGCGGATATTTACAAATACTGTTTTCATGCTTCCTCCTGATAGTTAATGTCGTTGGTTACTTCTATGACACACGCATCGTCATGCTCACCTGTGTCGATTACATCCCAATCTGTAGACGCCATTGCGTTTTCAAATGCATCGTCTTCATCCCAACCTGTGACCATAATTTCAACGGTCTGCAAACGTGTGGCTCGTACTATGTAGCGGTTCATAATTCCACCTCTGATTCTGCAAATGCAATTGCCGTACCCAAACCATCGTGCCGACCCTCTTCATAGTCTGTGGTTTGGTCTTGACGTGAACGCAACACTTTTAGGTTAGTGACAATGCGATTGTTTTCTAATTTGTGACCTGCGTTCCAACCTGTGCGAAATATACGATACTCAGGGCCTTTGGTGGTCAAGTTAAACTCACCGTAGATTTCTAAAAACTTACGTTCTATTTCATTCATGTTTTTCTCCTTGTTGGGGGACTAGCCCCCGTTTGTGTTTAGTTTTTTAATTTTTTAAGTTGAAGGTCAATTATTTGTGCCAACAAGTCAACAGATTTATCTGGCAACTCAGGAAAATTCTCTTTAATCAGTTTTGTTGCTTGCTTAATTTGTGTCATGTCTATCTCCTTGGTGGGGGACTAGCCCCCGATTTTTTATGCGTATGCGTTTCGGATTAAAAAGCTGATTAATTCAATTTTGTTACCTTCACGGTATTTACCACCGATTGGAAAAACATAATGTTTGCCGTTTGAAAGTTCGCCAATCATGTTTTCTGCCTTTTCTTCACGGTACATAATTTTGTCGTAATATTTGGCTTGTGCGGCTTCACGTCTGTTGGCTTTTGCATCTAGCATTTGGTCAAATTTCATTTTGTTTTCCTTGGTGTTTGTTAAGTGCATGTACACATTATTGCACAAAAACACACACAATAGTAGAAATAAATAATTATTTTTATAGGTACTTTCCCTAGTGTTGAAGTCAGCAGATTTATGCTTTATAATTACGTTATCCTTTGGCGAGGGTTCTAAACAGTAAGGCTTCACATGAATTTGCAGTAGGTTACTGTGCCTATCTCGCCAGACCCTAAATTAGGGTTGCAAATTCAGGTGAAGCCTTTTTTTATTGAGGTTTGTATGGCTAAAATCAAAAACTGGTCTAAGTTCCAACACTTTAAAGACCGTAAACCACCTTGGGTAAAGTTGTACAGAGAGCTGTTAGATGATATTGAGTGGCATCTACTTGAGCCTAAAGCAGCGAAAGTCTTAACAACTTTATGGCTGATAGCAAGTGAATATGATGGCAACTTGCCTGATCACAAAACCTTGGCATTCCGTTTGAGATTGTCAGAAAAAGAAACAAAAGATGCTGTCTCAAAGCTAGGTCATTGGCTGATACAAGATGATATCAACACGATATCAGATGGATATCAAGATGATAGTCTAGAGACAGAGACAGAGACAGAGACAGAGACAGAGAGAGAGGTATATGCAAAGCCACCGACTTCTGCGAAGTCTCAAGCCACTAGACTTGACGCTGATTGGGAATTACCAGATGATTGGGCAATATGGGCTAAACAAGAAAGACCTGAATTAAATGTCAATGCAATAGCAGACGGGTTTAAAGACTATTGGATTTCTCAGCCTGGAGTTAAGGGTCGCAAAGCTGATTGGTTTGCAACGTGGAGAAACTGGATACGCAACCAAAAGGTATCAGCTAAAGACAAAACGTATGAGTCACCTTGGCAGAAGGCTGATAGATTGCGTATGCAGGAGTTAGCGCCTGGTGTTGCCACGAGAGCGCATGACGATGAAATGAAAACCATAGACGAGGCTTTTGACTCTTACAAGCGACCACAAAGGATTCAGCATGACATTGCCAACTAAAGTCATTGACAGACTATTTGACCGTCTTGCTCTAAGCTACGGTTCTGAGTTTAAAAACAA